AAAAAATAATCAACCAGCACAACCTACTTTTGTAATTACAGGATCGGATGGAGCACCTAGTACTACTGCAACAGGAGTAGTAACTTATTATCATAGCAAAAAATATAAAGTACCTAGTGTTGGCATAAAAATAAGCAAAAAATTACTAGACAATTTAAAATTATTATCTTTAAAAGTAAATAACCCACATCATTTTGACAAATTTAATCAAGTCAATATAGAAACATTTCAATTACGACCTGAACGAACAGATACAAATTCAGGTAGAGTATCAGGGGATTATGGATTCACAGTTTTTAGTTTGGGTCCTGTTACAGGACCATATGGTACAGCAGACAATATGTATGCAACAGCAGATCAAGATCCTAGTGCTCCAGGATTTACTGCTGAAATTACACCACAGATGGACTATAGAGCCGACTGTGATCCTAGATTCCAATATATATCACGTAGCAGTCCTAGATCATTTGGTTATAGTATAGGGCTTAATACAGGAGACGGTACTGCACCTAATGGATATCCCAGTGGTGCAGGCATTGCTTTCCCACAAAATCCACAAGTTGGTGATTATTTCTTACGTATTGATTACTTTCCAAATATATTATATCGTTGGGACGGAAGACTATGGGTAAGATTAAGTACTAATATAAGAACACAAACTGGCTTTACATCACAAGATAAATCATTGTTGTCATTGTTTATAAATGATGACGCAACAACGACATTAACAGATGGTACGACTGTTCCACAATCACAACCATTAAGTTCTATGTTGCAACAAGCACCAACCCCAATACCACCTGAAGTTTAATTATGGCAACTTTTTTTTACGATCAACAGATACGCAGGTTTTTACTACAGTTTGCGAAGATCTTCTCCAATTGGTATGTTACGAAAGGAAAAGATCCTGCAGGTAATGACATACTTATTAGAGTGCCAATAATGTATGGAGACAGTAGTAGACAAGCCTCAACAATAATTGCAAACAATAGTGCAAGTAATTTGCCAAGTGCGCCACTTATTACATATTATATTACTGCATTAGAATATGATCAACGTAGAACTCAAGAACCTTTTTTTGTTGATAAAATACAAGTAAGACAACGTGCTTATAATTTGGAAACAGAAAGTTATGAGACTACACAAGGACAAGCATTTTCTGTTGAAAGACTTATGCCTGTACCTTACACTTTAAGAATCACTGTAGATTTTTGGACAACAAACTATAATCAAAAATTGCAACTTATTGAACAATTGGGTACAATTTTTAACCCTGCACTCGATATACAAAGCACTGATAATTTTGTTGATTGGACATCGTTGACAGTAGTATTTCAAGATGGGTTGACTTGGTCTAGTAGAAGTATTCCTCAAGGAACAAATAATCCAATAGATGTGATGAGTTGGAAATTTTACATGCCTATATGGATTAGTACAAGTGCCAAACTAAAGAAAATGGGTGTTATTAATAAGATTATTGCAAGTATATATAAAGGTACAGCTTTACAAGATATTAATGACGAAGATTTATTATTAGGGACTAGACAAAAAATTACTCCATATGGTTATAAATTGTTGTTGAAGGGTAACACATTACAATTATTGCCTGCAAATAGTGCATTTAATCCTCCAAATACAGATTTAAATGATCCTCCAAGTCCAAATACTGATTTATATTGGACATCATTGTTAAATGTATATGGAACATATAAACCAGGTATAAGTCAAATTTGGTTACAAAATCCATATCTTGAAACAGAAATTGTTGGTACTATTGTAATTGATCCATTAGATGATAGATTATTAATTTATAGTATAGACACTGATACCTTACCACAAAATACACTTGTTCCTGTTAATGCAGTAGTGAATCCGCAACTATCAGGTCCTAATGCTGGGCTGCCTGGACCAGTTAATGGAGTTCGTTATTTAATTGTAGAAAACATAGGAAGTGACGGAGAAAGTACAGTAGCTTGGGGAACAGTTGTTGCAAATGCTAATGACATTATAGAATATAACGCTAGTATAGGACAATGGGAAGTAAGTTTTGATTCAGTAGCCACTACAACTGTTGAATTTGTAACTAATTTAAATACAAACATTCAATACCGTTACTCAGATAATCAGTGGAGTAAATCTTATGAAGGTTGGTATGATCAGGGAGATTATAGTATTGTAATTTAAATTTCAATAGTATATAATAACTTAATGTCAATGTCTGCTGGAGTATTTTTTTATAGTAAACTAACTCGTCGGTTTTTATACTTGCTTAGAAAAGATAATAAAAATCCAGGTTACTGGGGTATACCTGGTGGTAAGATAGAAGTTGATGAATCATTATTAGAAGGATTAGAACGTGAATGCCAAGAAGAATTAAGTTATTGGCCCTCTAATCCCAAATTAGTTCCAATACAAAAATTTGTCAATAATAATTTTGTTTATCATACGTTTTTTTGTGCTATAGACTATGAGTTTATTCCTATACTAAATGATGAACATTGTGGGTATGCTTGGGTGGGTGATAACCAATACCCTAAACCATTACACCCTGGAGTGTTTAATATGATTAACTTCGATTTAGTACAACAGAAATTATTACAATTGACTACTTAAGTAATTTACTTAAAGCATCAAATCCCAAAGATCCGACCACGATACCAGCACCCATCATCATCCATCTCCATTTTTCAAGCATTGTTACTTTTCTTGATAGTGCCTCATGAGCTTTTGCATCTTGATCTTGCATATCTAAAATCATTTGTTTAAGTTCTTTATTATTGTTATCAATACAAGTATAAACATGCTTCAAATCTTCTTTAAGTTCGTTGACTTTTTCCTCAACATTCTTAAATTCGACTTGAAGCACGGCGATTTCCGTTGAAGTCTTTTGACTTGTTCTGGGCATCTTAATTGGTGTCATTATGTATTAGCAATTGTTACTATAGGTTGTGGCTGGCCACCATATGTATTTGCTGCATATGCTGTACCAAATGTTCCTACAATACTTGGATATGCATTTGCATTTGAAGTATCATAAAATACAATTGAATTGTAATCATTTAATGACTGTACATATACTGTACTTGTGTTAGCATATGTACCCAAAATATTCATTGTATTTGGTGTTAACGCTGTATTAGCAACGTTAGCAGTATAACAAGGGGCAGTCAAACCAGATGTTGCTCCTGTAACCAAATACTTTGTCTTACCTTTTTGGCGAACAATAAATGCAGCTTCATCATCGGCATACACCCAACTTGCCATTGGATTAGTATTAAAAATTGAATTAGCACTTGCACTAGCACCTAATGTAAGAACATCCTGAGTTGCATTAGATGCAGCAGTTTGGTTAGACAAATCGACGGCTGAGCCGCCTAATTTTGTGCTAACTTGCATGTGAGTTGTATTGGCACCACTCAAAACAAAGTAAGTTGTACCTGTTGTTAATCCACCGATATTTGCGCTAAACGTTATTGGTTGATTGGCGGTCAAATTGGTAAAGTCTCCGGTTGATGTGACAACGAAATCACCAGTTGCAGTTGTAGATGTAACTGCCTCAGTGATATAACCTCCTATTGAACTTACAAATCCGACATTAGTTGCATTACCAGTTTGTTGATTTATAATTTGTATGGCTGATCCTGCTGATACTGTATTACTAAAATCAGTACCTGAACCATATACATCAGCAGTTCCTGTACTTGTATAAATTGTACCTGTACCACTTATGCCAATAGCTGCACGAACTAGAGTTTGTGAACCATATAATGTAGTATTTCCACCTACAACACCATATGTAGCACCTGGGTTAGTTGATGTGCCACCTGATGCTGCTGCTGTAGCTGGATTAGCAAAACCTGTATCGACCAAATTAAAGCTTAGTGCAACTGATAAGCCTGCTGCTGTACTTAAGTTTACTTTGGTATAATTAGGATTGGCACTAAGTGGTTCTGATGACACGGTAAATGTACTGCTTGCACCTGTACTGAGTACTTGAAGAACATAATAAGTTGTTCCACCTGTTAGTCCACCTGCTGTAGAGGCTGGTACAAAAGGCATTCCTGCTACAATATTAAGCGTTGCAAAATTTGACGAAGCTGTAGCAACTTCTGTTGTGCCATTTGTAGCTGTTAAAGTTACAACGACACCTTTAGCGATTTTTAAAGGACGTCCCATTTTTTTCTCCTTATAAAAGTGGGTTCTATTCCACTACGCGGCGGGGACCGCATAAGTCATTTAAACTTTTAAATGAACTTAGTATTTATCGAAGTAAATAGAAATAATATGACTATAATTAACTATGATCAAATACCACTGATTAAAATTAATAATGCAAAATTAGAAATGATTACCAAGTATAATATAGATAATTATGTAAATACAAATGATTTAAAAAAAGAAATAGTTTACTATTATTTTTTCTATGAAAATTTAAAAAGGTATCATAATGATACTAATTTGTATTATATTTTTGAATTTTACGATCCAAACTTACTTAAAGATTTTGATATAAAGGATTTTATACCTTGCAATATTATTAAAATGATTATTAATAAAAAAATAAGATTAATTATTAATAATACAGGACATGGATATCATACAATTGTCAATGACCTTTATAAAAATATAATATTAGAATACAATGTAGATCCTAACTTTATTTTTTTAAGCAGTGAATCATATGACATGGGTAATGAAATAACAAAGATAGCAAATCATTATAAATTACCAAAAATTCATTATAGTTGGAATACCGAATTTGAAAAGATTGTAAGAGAACAAATTGATGGTATAGAATTTAATAAAGTAAAAAATATTGATAAAATATTTTTAAATTTTTTTTATAAATTTAAAAAATTAAAATCTATTTAAAATAGATTAAATTAAAATTAAATTAAA